CCAAGCCCGGGTGCAAGCGGTGCAACGGCCGCGGGATCGTGGGGTACAAGAACGCCGACCTGGGCGACGGCAACGGGCCGCAGCAGATCCCGATCATCTGCCGGTGCGTGAGCCGAGCCGACGGTGGTGTCCAGCCCGACGAGTTCGACCGGATCATGAAAGAGGCGGCGCAGCAGATCGACGACGGGGTGTTCCATGAGCACCTCCTCGCGGACTTTCACGCGGCACCGGACGAGCAGAAGCCCCGGATCCTGGCCGCGTTCTTCCGGGACGTGGTGGACGACCGCAAGGCCAAGGCGTCCAAGGACGCGGTCAACAAGGTCCTGGAACTGATGCACCGACGCAAGGACTGGAACGACCTTCGGGTGGCGGCGACGCGGATCCTGATGCGACAGGCCGCCGACCCACTGGCCGACCAAGACGCGCGGGACCTGGCGCAAAAGGCGATGGCCGCGTCCCGAGCTTCGATGAACTGAGGAGGACCACATGGCGATGCCAGAGATCAGAGTGTATCCGTTCGACGAGAACCCGGTAGGTTCGCTGCCCCTGGGCGCCGGCCACGAGCACGACGTGCGCCAGATGTCGGACAAGGGGTACGAGTACCAGACCGACGTGGGGGTGGTGGCTGTGTTCACCCTGGAGGGTTCGGTGGCCGGCGACGTGTGGACCGCGATCCAGGCGGGCCTGGGACCGGCGGACGCACAGGGGGTGATCCCCGCGCAGTACAACTACGTGCGGGTCAACGGCACCAACGCCGGGGTCCTCAACAGCGCCGAGCTCAAGATCGCCGGCAAGGTTCTGTGATGGGGGGTCCCGCGAAAAGAGGCGGGGCCAAGGGCGGGCACACCACCAAGGGCAAGACGGACGACACCGGGTTCGTGGTGGACATCCGGGAGGTCCTGGCCAAGGCAGCGGTGATGACCGGCCGTTCCGTCGACGAGAGTCAGGCGATCGGCGCCCTGGACCGTCGGCGCGAGGTGTACGGTGACGCCGGCGCGGTGGAACCACCCTACGACCCCGAGTCCCTTCTCAACTACATCGAGCTGACGCCCCACGTCGCGCCCAACATCGCCGCCTATCAGACCAACATCGAGGGATATGGTTTCCAGGCCGTGGTGTGCGAGTCGTGGATGGAGGACCTGGACAGCGAGGAGGCCACCGAGGCGATCCGCAACGCGCTCCAGATCGAGCGGTGGGTCGAGGAGGAGGAAGCCGCCCTGGACGCCGCGGAGAAGGCCGACGAGGACGAGCCGGATCCTGAACTGGATCCCGACGCCGGCGAGCCGGTGGACGAGGACGACGACGGGGAGATCACCGACCAGGAGATCGACGACGTCCGCGAGCAGTTGCGCGTTGCGTTGCGCCGAGAGCAGTTCCTGTTCGAGGCGTTCTTCAAGACGTGCTGCAGCGCGATGTCGTTCATCAAACTCCGCCGGGTCACCAGGTACGACATCGAGGCGCACGGGTGGGGCGCGTGGGAGATGCTGACCGACGGCTACGACCGGTTGAAGCGCCTCAACTACATCCCGGGCTACACGGTGCGGCCGCTACGGGACGAGGGCGAACTGGTCGAGGTCACCGAGCCGGATCCTGTCACACCGCTGTCCGAAGGACGCGAGGTCCTGGTGCACCGTCGGTTCCGCAGGTACGTCCAGATCGTCGGCGACCGCAAGTCCTACTACAAGTCCCCCGGGGATCCACGGGTGATCAGCGCCACCACGGGCACGATCTACAAGTCGGTCCAGGAGATGCGGCGCCCAGAGGAAGACGGCGGCGAGGGCAAGGACGCGAAGGAAGCCAACGAGCTGATCTACATCCCGCTCCACGACCCGCGTAGCCCGTGTCCGCCGCCACGCTGGATCGGCAACCTCCTGGCCGTTCTGGGAGTGCGCGAGGCCGACGAGACGAACTACTTCTACCTGGACAGCAGCGCGATCCCGCCTGGGATCCTGTTCGTCGGCGGCGGCAAGGTGCCCCGGGACATGAAGGACCGCCTCGAGCAGCGGATGACCCAGGAGTTCGGCGGGTCCGAGAACCGCCACAAGATCCTGGTCGTGGAGGCGCACCCCATGAAGCAGAAGGGTGAGGAGCGCACCCTGATGCCCACGATGGAGTTCGAGTCCCTTCGGTCCGCCCAGCAGAACGACGCCACCTTCACCAACTACGACGAGCGCAGCGCGGATCGGATCGGCGCCTCGTTCCGGTTGCCACCGATGCTGCGGGGCTACACCCCGAAGAACCTCAACCGTGCCACGGCCATCGCGGCGTTGTCGTTCGCGGAGGAACAGGTTTTCGAGCCTGAGCGCGAGGACATCGACTGGGTTGTGAACAAGTACATCCTGCCCAGGATCGGCGTCGGCCTGCACAAGTTCCGGTCCAACTCCCCGCCGACCCGTAGCCCCGAGGAGATCGCTGATCTGATCAAGGTGGCGGCGCCCCACGGCGGCCTCTTGCCCTACGAGATCCGCACGTTGCTCGGCGACGCGCTCAACCGCGGCCTGGCCAAGGTCGAGGAGGAGTGGAGCCGGTGGCCGATGCCGATGACCCTCGCTGGGATCGGCGAGGGCGGCCAGGTCGTACCCGAGGAGGGGGACGAGGAGCAGGTGGCGACGATGGCGCAGCTGACCAACCAGCTGAACCAGTTGGCGAAGCGGGTCGAGGCGATCCTCACCGACGAGTTGCGCCAGGCCGGGTTCGACATGGACCTGTCCGCGGAGTTCCGGGACGTGGACGACCTGGAGGCGGAGGAGGACGATGGGTAGCCTGTTCGACGCCGCAAAGGATCCGTCAGTCCACGTCGGGGACTACTTCATCAACCTGGCGATCGACGAGGCCGGCGAACCGCACCCGATGCGCCGCGTCCGTGTCGCCGAGGTGGACGACACAGGCATGATCCGCCTCACGTCCGCCATCTCTGGCCTCGGCGGTATGGAGCGGGTCGTCTCTCCCGCCACGCTGGGCCGCGAATACAGGAGAGATCAATGACAGCGGAGAAACTCACCAGTGACGACATCCAAGGGATCCTCAACGGGATGGACCATCCCGTGGTGGAGAAGATCAACGAGCTTGTGGACCTCGTGAACGCCGGCGGGATCATGCAGGATCTCCAGAGCGTCCTGGACGTGGGCAGTTCGGCGGTCATGTCCATGCCACTGGACATCGACATCGGCGCACTCAACGCGCTCGACCTGATCGCGGGACTCGGAACGGTCCACGGGGCGTTCGACATCTCGAGCATCGACGCGTACGGCCCGGCATACCCGCCACGGGATCCAGGCGCCACCCTTGGGCCGTCCTCGTTCGCGGCCGGATTCCTCAACGACGTGTCGGGGTACGCCGCGGCCGCGTTGGCCGGCCAGTCCGAAGCGTCTGGATCCTACGCGATGACCCGAGGCGAGGAGAACGAGGCCAAGGGGTGGGGAGCCACCGCCCTCGGCTACAAGTCCAAGGCCAACGAGGGGTACGCGCTCGCCATCGGCATGGAGTGTGAGGCGACGTACTGGAGCGCGGTGGCGATCGGCGGATTCTGCAAGGCGACCGCCGCCACGGCCGTCGCGATCGGCAACGGATACTGGAGCGGCGCCACGATCCGCTACCTCCAGGCACGCGGGCAGGGTTCGTACAACTTCTCCACGGTCAACGGGTCCTACGGTGCGACCCAGACCGGCGCGGCGGCGACACGGTGCGGGATCTGGGGTGGCCTCAACCACGAGATCAAGGCCGGCGCCACCGAGGCGCAGATCATCGGCGGCCGGACGGTGGTGATGGAAGCGACCGCCGACAGGTCGGTGGCCATCGGACTGAACGGCGTCACGATCACCGACCCCGACAAGGTGTACCAGCGCAACCTCAACATCTGGGACGACCCGGCCCAGGACGACGTCCTGACACACATCCTGGCACGCGACCCCGCCACCAAGGAGACGAAGTACGTGGACAAGGGCGCGGTGTCGATGCACCTGGGTTACGGCGTCACGGGCGACAGGCCCGGTGCCCTGGGAGCGACAGACACCGGCAAGCAGTATTTCGACACGACACTCGGCATGCCTATCTGGTGGGCCGGCGCCGGTTGGGTAGACGCGACAGGCGCACCCGCGTAGACGGCGGAAAGGACACGACATGCGATCCGACGACAAACCGAAACCGCGCCCAGTACCCAAGGACTGGCCGCCGAAGGACGAGGACTAGATGGCAAGCGGTGGTGGTGGGGACACATTCCCCGACGAACTGGACCCGATCACGGTTCCGTTGCCGATCCCGATCCCTCGGCCGCGCGAGGACGACCTCGTGGAGCTCAAGTTCACATTCACCAAGGGACTGGAGCGCCAGTACGGCGGCGGTGAACTCGGCGAGTCGATGGCCGCCGCCAGGTACGACTGGGCGTGTGAGGTCGCTGCCAACTCGTTCGGTCTGGTCGTCAACCAGAAGACCGGCAAGCTGGAAGGCGCCCTGGCCATGATCGCCAACGCGGCTGCGAAGTACGCGGCGTTCTATCTGGCGTACACCAAGCAGGAGCCGCCGCAGCCCGTCCCGGCCAACCCCGGGGCGTTCACCCCGTTCTCCACCGAGGTCCTGACCGTGCTCGACGGCACCGCCGCGTTCCGTGGGTTCTGCGCCGGCGTCCACTCACTGGACCCGGACGCGGTCGGCACCGTGGACGTCCAGTTCGGGCCGCTGTGGGCCAAGGGGCGCCCACCTGGAGGGGACAGATGACCGAGCGGGAATGGTACGACGGACCGTACAAGGTGATCGACGGCGTGGACACCCTTGGGCGCCGTCCCCACCCCGCCCTCGGTGACATCATGGCCCACCGTAGCGGCGCCGTGATCCTCCGGTGTCCCAAGTGCCACGCGATGCAGTTCACCAGGGCCGAGGTGTACAACGCCAAGTCCTCGCCCACCCTGGACCGCCCGATCCACTGCGGCAGCGGCCACTGCAAGAAGTGCGGGATCTGGTTCACGATCAAGAACGGGCGAGCCACCGAGTGCGAACCTCCGGTGCGCCCGTCCAGGCCCATCCCGAAGAAGCTGGCCAAGGCAGGCGTCAAGCCGCCGCCCAAGCTCGAGATCGAACCCTCGGAGTCCTAATGCTCGGCGCGTACTCCACGCCCGCGAGCGGGTTCATGACCTTGGATCCGGTCGCTGACCTGGGGACCGACCCCGTTGTGGCGCTGTGGAAGGTGGGCGTGCGGGGCAAGGCGCCACTGGTCAAGGCCGAAGGGTACGCGATGGTCGTTATGGGCGGGGCCGGGGTGGTCCCGGTCCACGTCGACGCACGCACCATGCAGCATGTCCGCCAGGAGGCCGTGAAGTGTCTCCCTATGGGGGAGGTCACGATCCTCCGTTCCCGGTTCAGGGGACGGCGCACGGTGTTTGAGAGGGTGGAGACGATCACCCCGATGCGACCCGCCGAGGCCGAGCTCAACGCCGCGGCGTCGATGGTTGGGCCGAGTGGTGTGCTGGTGGAGAAGGCCCTGTCCCCGCAGGATCCAGTGGACTCGCGCCTGATCGCCCAACGACTCGCCGGGCAGCTGCGATTCGCCGAGCGGGAGATCCTGGCGCCCAAGCTGGAGAAGTACGTTCGGCGCCTCAACATCGACTGGCCCAACCTGTCCGCCCAGGACAGCGCGAAGAAGCTGGCGATGATCCGTGGCGATCTCCGCAAGATGCTGGGGGCAGCTGCGAAGGACGTGATGCCGACGTGGCGCACCAAGGTGGAAACCAAGCTCCAGGGTGTGTTCACCAACGCACGCAAGGTGGTGCGGTCCAACTTCCTGCCGTCGGTGGGCATGTCCCTGCGCCAGCCCGACCTCGTGGCGATCCAGACCATCGCGGATCAGAACGGGTGGTGGATGCGGGACGCCGCCGGTGTCCGGTCGGACAGGTTGACCGCACGTGCGCGGAACGTGGTGCAACAGGGATTGCGGGACGGGTTGGGCCGCACCGAGATCGGTGCCGCGCTCCAGAAGGCGATCCCCCAGGCGTGGCAGGCGATGGGGGCCAGGTACTTCACAGCGGTGGCGTCGGCGGCGATCAACCGCGCCCGTTCCTACGCCGAGGTCAGCGGCTACATCGAGGTGGGCATAGAGGCGCTCGAGGTCCAGGCGGTTCTGGACGAACGCACCACAGAAATCTGCCGGTGCCTGGACGGCCAGATCATCGAGACGCACGTTGTGAGCCAGCAGATCATAGGCGCGATGAACGTGGCACGTCCCGAGGACATCCGAGACGCATCGCCGTTCCTCCGTGAGCGTGTGGACCAGAAGACCGGGGTCAAGTCCATCGTCACGGCCAACAACGGCACCAAGATCGCGGACGTGGTCCGCAGCGGCATGGGGCGCCTCGATGACAGAGGGATCTTCAAATACTACAAGGCCGGCAACCAACTGGCCGACGCCAACATCGGGCCGCCACCGTACCACCACCTCTGCAGGTCGTGGACGATCCCGGTCACCACCACGGTGTCGGTGCCGCGCAACCAGATGCCCCGTGCAGGCGGCGGAGCTCCAGTGGCGCCGAAGATCGTGCCCAAGGGCGGCAAGGTGCCGAGCGGGGTCGGGCCGCGGCCGCAGATCGGTCACCCCGTTCCGTCCCAGGACAAGCCCGTGTCGGTGGGCGATCCCGACCTGATCGAACGGTATCCGTTCACCGAGGACTTCGTGGCGCCGGGACGGCTGCACAAGCGGTGGTTCTCCAACCCGGCAACGGGCGAGATGAAACCGGCGGCGGTCTATCAGCGATACCAGTACGACCCGGAGTACCGGGTGATCCGCGGCATGGCGAAACCGGCCCAGGTGGCCAAGGCGAAGGACCCGGTCAAGGACGTGCTGTCCGACCTGTCCAAGAAGCTCAACCTGTCCGCAGACACCAACGGCGTGGTGATGCACATCGAGAGGTTGGGCAGCGCGACCACGCGCGAGGTGGTGCTCGCCGAGACGGCACAACCCGCGGCCCACCGGGTCTACACCCTGCGCAGCAGCACCACCGGGGACCTCCAGTACATCAAGTTCAACAGCGATCTGCGGGTCGCGGCACGCCACGACATCAAGGCGCTGAGGAAGGCCGCCACCGACGAGCGGATCGAGACGGTCCTGGGCAGGATGGAGAAGCGTGGATACATTCAGCGCACCACCGATCCCTCCAAGGTCACGTTCGGCAAACCCGCGCCCAAGATGGCGCCCAAGTCCGGCCCAGGTCCCAAGCGTCCCACCACGCCGCCCAAGAAGAAGCCGAAAAAGAAGCCCACCGATCCCACGGTCAGGCCGAAGCCCAAGCCCAAGATCGAGGGGCCGAAAAAGAAGAAGCCGAAGAAGAAGCCGCCTGCGCCACCCAAGCCGCAACAGCCCGGCGCCGGGAAGGCTGCCGACTACAGCGAGTATGGCCTCCTCGATGGGGTGTCTGTGAAGAAGCAGCTGAAGGAGCGGATCAAGCGGGAGAGCGCACGGCTGTCCGACTACCTGGCCACCGAGACGGCCAAGATGCAGCGGCGGTTCGGCCGCAACCTCCATAAGCACGAACGTGCCGCCAGGATCCGCGACTTCGTCCAGGCCGAGACGGGCAAGGTGAGGCGGTTCAACAAGGGGATCGTCAGCAAGCACACGGACAAGGTGTTCCAGGTCGAGACGGACGTTGTGCGCAAGGCCACGCAGCGGTCGGTCAAGGAGGGGTCGATGGGAGCGTTCGTCGCCCCGTCCAAGGTGGGGCTGCGCAAGGTGTCCCACGACGCCGCCGCCAAGCTGTACAACGAGGCGTTCGAGCACCTGTCCCAGCGGGTTATGGACGAGGCGCTGAAAAGGGGACTGCCCAGGATCTTCAAGGCCACGCACGCCTACGACGGCGCCTACTACATGCAGAGCCTGAACGTGATCGTGCTGCCCGCCGATGCGAGCGCGACCCGGTTGTCCGCGATCTTCCGCCACGAGTTCGGGCACTACGTGGACACGTTGGGCAAGGGACTCGATGCGGCACTGGCGTTCCGCGATACATACGCCACGCACGGTGGCAAGGTGTTCACCAAGACGTACTCCAGCGGCTACTCCTACCGGTACAAGCGCGGGAAGTGGGGTGACTCGTACTGCGGCCGCGTCTACAGCCACCGTGGCGCGGAAACCAACTCGGTGATGTCGGAGTCGTTCGCCGCCGACACCGCCGTTAACCCCAAGCTCAACGTGATGTACGAGGCCAACCCGGATCACGTCGGCTACTACATGGCCCAGGCCAAGGGGAGCTTCATTCCATGACGGGTCAGATTCCGATCACGGACCGCAACGGCAACGTGGCGGCGATCCTGCGCTGGAAGGGCGGGGACAGAACAGGCAAGGGTGAGTGGTGGTACGCCACCAAGGAGACGGAGAAGGCGATCACGAGGCTGCTCGAGGTCCGCGCCGATCTGGGAGCGGTGACGTTCTCGGACATGAGCATGGACGCCGGCGTGGTCAAGGGGTGGAAGGGTTTCTCGGGCAACTACCAGGCGCTCTGCTTGGCGCTGCCCAGCATCGGGCTGGACGTTGACGACGAACACGTCGACTGGCCGAGTTGACGATAGAGTTGACGAGATCCAGCAGAAAGGAGTAGGCTGTAGAAAATGGAAGTGCTAATCCCAAAGCCCATTGGCTCGGCGACGGGCGGTCCATTCGCGGACCTGATGCTGCAACCGCACCAGGCGAAGCGAGCGATGGCCATGTTCGAGAGGGTCCTCCGCGAGTCGTTCGACCACGACGAGAAGGTCATGGGCAAGGCCTTCCGGGAACGGGTTCAGACCGGGTCAGAGATGAAGAGACGCGCCGAGAAGATGGCGCGTTGGTTCCGCGTGTTCCGCGGCGATCTTGGATACTCCATCTCCAGGATCGAGGCCGAGATGGGACGCGCGTTGCGCTGTGAACTGGACGGAGGAATCTACACGCCGGCTCCTGCGAGGGGTTCCTACGGCGTGCCGGAAGGAGACACCCAATGAACAAGAAATTTCTCGAGCTGGTGAAGCGTCAGGCCGTTCTCGCGGCCAAGAGCGCCAAGGACAAGCTGTCCAAGGAGGAGGCCGCCGAGTTGGCGAAGATCAGCGCGGCGATCAAGGCCGCGACCGAGGCCGACGAGGAGGCCGCGACCACCCTCAAGACCATGACCCTGGCCGAGTTCAAGGCGTGGCACGAGGACGCGGTCCAGAAGATCGAGGACGGCGACATGGACCTGCTGCCACTGGTCAAGAAGAACCTGGCCGCGGTCAAGGCCCAGGGGGTCACCGACTCCGAGGGCCTGGTCGCGGTGGAACTCCCCGTGGAGAAGTCCGAGGCCGACGTGATCGCCGCACTGGAGGATCGGATCGCTGCCCTGGAGGCCGCCAAGCAGGACGACATGGACGGCGCCGGCGAAGGTGACGAGGGCGCGGGGGACGAGGGGACCGGTGACAGCGGCGACGGGGACGGTTCGGTCGAACCGGCGGCGGGCAAGCAGGGCGACAAGCCAACGGCCCAGGCCCTCGCCATGGAGGCCATCGACACCCTCCTGGAGAAGTACGGCAAGATCAAGGCCGCGATCGAGTCCGGGGAACTGACCAAGGACCAGCTGGACTCCCTGTGGGACGACTGGCCCCTCAAGGACGCGATCCGCACCAGCGCCGCGATCATGGCCAAGTGCGACGAGCTCAAGGCCGCGGCCGAGGCGGTGTTGCCCGAGCTGGAGAAGCTGGACGACGGCGACGGTGACGAGGGCGACGAGGGTGGCGACGGCGACGGCGACGGCGACGAGGGGGACGGCGACGGCGACGTCAGCAAGGCCTCGAGCGCGTGGCTCGGCGGGCGCGACCTGGCGGCCAAGAACCAGACACCCGAGGAGCAGGCCTCGCAGATCCGCAAGGCGAAGGAGCGCGGCCGCGACTAGCCCGCTGATCCCCTGGGAGGTACACCGTGGAAATCGGAATCTTCACATCGAGCCAGGAGAACGACGACGGCGTGCCGATCTCGTTCTTCGGGATGAGCGACGCGCAGATCCTGGACGCACTGTACAAGGCGGCCGTGGCCATCGCCGGACCGGGGATGGACTGCTTCGATCCACCGGCCGGAATGAAGGTGCGCAAGGTCGGCGCCGTCACGGTGGCCGGTGTGGACGACGAGTCGGTGTACGTGATCCAGGCGGACGACGAAGCCGCCAAGCCGGAGGGCGGGCGCGTGCCCCCCGGCTCCAATGGCACGTGGGCGATCCAGACCCTGATCTTCTCCAAGGACGAGTTCACCCTGGAGGAGGCGCGGAAGTGGGTCACAGATCACGACGGGTTCGGGGACTACGGGGTGGACGAGACGGAGACGTCGTACCGGTTCCGCCAGTACGACCCGCAGTTCTTCTCGGAGTACCGCACGATCACCGTGGACACGGGGATCAGCGCGGCCTACGGCAAGATCGACAAGGACACGGAGCGCAGCACCGACGATGGGCAGAAGTCGCTGACCGACTCGATCAAGCGGTGGGAGGCCGTCCACGCGGTCAACAAGGGGATCATGGCCGCTGGGCTGCGGATCCTGACCGAGACGGCGACGGTCAACAAGGCCGAGGACGGCGCCGAGGAACGGTTCGTCATGTCCCTGGTCCTGGAACCCAACGACGGCGAAGGCGACGCCCCGCTCAAGCCGGACACGCAGGGAGACATCTACAGCGCCGAGGACATCCGTAGGGCGGCACACGCCTGGATGGAGAACTACGGCGCGATCGATCTCCACCACTCGTGGAAGGCACTGGGCAAGGACAAGGTCCGCGTCCTGGAGTGCTACATCGCACCGGTCGCCTTCTCGCTGGGTGAGGGGGACAAAGCGTACGACATCATCAAAGGAACGTGGATGCTGGGCGTCCGCGTCGCCGACGACGACCTGTGGGCCGACGTCAAGGCCGGTGAACTCGGCGCCTACAGCATCGGCGGCACCGCGATCCGCGAGGAAGTGGACTAGGAGGCACCACCATGAAGCGTTCACGCACCACGATCAGCAAGGCCGCTCCGGGCGGCGAGAAGAAGGTCCACCGCCTCACCGACATGGACGTGGAGTTCGTGTCGCTGGTGGGCGCGGGTGCCAACCGCCAGAAGGAGTTCCAGGTGGTGAAGGAGGACGACGCCGCCAAGGCCGTCCCCGACGCGGACGCGGACAACGAAACCAAGCGCGAGGCGGCGCAGGCCAGGGCCTCGCATTACGGGATCGAACTGCGGAACGACGCCAGTCTGACGTACCCAGCGGACGACCCCACCACCGAGTCCCTGTACGGGGATCCGGTCAACCTCAAATACCCCCTGGGCGGCACCGACAACGAGCGGGATGCCGGCCGGATCCGCAACGCACTGGCACGGTTCAGCGGCGCGGCGGACGAGTACGAGGAGATGAAGTCCAAGGTGGCCGTGCTGTCGCGGATCATCGAGGCGGCGCTGGCCGAGGACATCTCCGTCACGTACCAGGAGGACGACGACGTGTACGAGGCGCTCCCAGCCGATCTGAAGGAGCGCATCAAGGAAAAGGCGGAGGCCGACAAGGACGGCGGCGACGACAACGCCGACGGCAACGGGACCACCCCGGAGGGCGACGATCTCTCGTCCTGGCTCAATGACGCGGGTGAACACGTCGAGACGCTTTCCCTGGACATCGCTGTCCAGAACGCGCTCGACGCCCAAGCCGACGGAGACGCCGACGACGACGCGGCATCCAAAGAGGCGCAAGAGATCGAACCCACGGCGGCGCCTCCCGTGGAGAAGGTCGGGGAAGAGGCAGGGAATGATGTGCCGGACGTGCGCGACGCCAAGATCGCCAAGCTCGAGGCCGAGCTCAAAAAGGCGCGGCGAGAAATCACCGCGATGAAGGCGAAGGTGGCGCGTCTGTCCAAGGGCGTGGGCAAGTCCAGCGTGATCCAGACCGGTGAGGTCGGCGCGACGGACGGACAGCCTGCCCATGCCGAGAAAACCAGCCCCTCGCGCGGTACGTTCGCCACCGGTGGAGACATCGCGGCGGCGGTAGCGAAGGACTGACACCGACACGAACCACAGGGAGGATAGCAATGGCAACTCGTAACCAGACCATCATGGCCAAGGCCGACATGGAGGTCGCCGACCTGATCGCCGACGGCGGATACCTGCAGGACGAGCAGGCCGAGAAGTTCGTCGTGGACATGATCAAGGCTTCGGTGCTGATGGGCATGGTCAACGTCCAGACGACCAAGTCCCACACCAAGCTGATCGACAAGGTCGGGATCAGCGGCCGGGTCCTGCGCCCGGGCACCAGCGGACACGCGCTCGCGGCGGCGGATCGGGTCAAGCCCACCACCGACCAGGAGACGCTCCACACGCACCTGATGAAGTCCGAGATCAACCTCAACGACGAGGTGCTCGAGGACAACATCGAGGGCGGCAACTTCAAGTCCACGGTCATGGCCATGATGGCCGACCACACGGCCCTGGACCTGGACGACCTGCTCGCCAACGGCGACACCACCTCGGCCGATCCGCTGCTCGCGCTGTTCGACGGCATGATCGCGTCGGCGACGAGCCACATCGTCAACGCCGGCGGCGTCCCCATCGCCAAGTCGATGCTCAAGGACGCGATCAAGGCGATGCCGTCCCAGTACAACCGGATGAAGCGGAACCAGCGGTTCCTGACGTCCGAGGACGCGCAGATCGACTACCACGATTACCTGGCCGA